TGGAAACCGCCGGGTGCAGATTCTATGTTGCCGATCTTGCGATCATCCTGCTTGAGTATCCAGTACTGATTGGGGATCACTGCTTTTGCCACTATCATCTAACACTCCTTGGTAAGTTGCTGTGAGCCAACGGCTGAACTGCTCGGCCTGTTCGCTGGCCCTGTTTAATTCGTATCTGCCACAGAATTTCATGAATCTTACTCCTACCTGACCAATGTCTCTGTGTGATACTTGTTCGCGGATGGCCGCATCCACATAGGCCTTGACTTCCGCGGGCTGGGCCTGGAGATCGATCAAGGTACGATTACGAAGGTAGTCATCCAGCACACGATGCTCCACTCCTTCGTGATCCATCCAGCGTTGCAGCATGAGATTGTTCCAGGCATAGCCTCGGGCACCGCGATCCTCAAAGGCTTCTTGCAGGCCTACCTTGTTCTTCGTGCCCTTGGTACGCACACCAGGAAAAGCCGAGAACACATTGTCCGACGCATCTCCCCGCATGCACTTTTCAAACAACAGCCATTCAGGATCTGGTGTGACCTTGGCGGCCTTGGTTTTCTTGTCCATCACTGCCTGCCCCTTGGCGTCATAGATGCCAGTGATGGTGAACAGTTCGTCGGTGATGCCGTTGTATTGATCCACGGTGGCAGATAGCAGTTGCACGAAGTCAGTATCTGAGGAAACTATGGTGTGCTGATCTTGGGGGTGTAGTGCTATCCAGCGGGCTATGACATCATCGGCTTCGGCTGCTGGGTGCCTGATCACTGAGCAGTTGGTCTGTTCAGCCAAGTATTTAGTGAAAGCGTCAAAAGTTTCCCAAAACAGTCGGTCCTCTTCTTGCTCGGCTTCGGTCAGTGCCGCCCGGGCATCCGCACGATTCCGCTTGTAGGGTGCGTAGTGATCCTTACGCCATGATCGTCCTTCCAGAGCAAACACCACGTGATCCGCATCGAATCTACGCACCACCTTGTTGATGGCACTCAGCGTGATATGTAGAGCATATCCCACTTTTTCCCAGGCATCACCCGCACGGAAGGCCACGTGCCGGGCACGGAAGAACATGTTGGCAGTATCGATCAGCACATATCTCATGTTTATACCAATTTGTTTTGTACAATGTATTGTAGCATGAAACGGCTCCAGGCCGCGTGTGCACCTCTTCCAAAATGCCATGAATTGGGTGCAACTGTATCATAACCGTGGTTTTTCAGCCACTGATCATAGGTCTTTTGCCCATCATATGGTGAGACATAGCAACCTGCCCAATCAAGGTGTTTATCTGAATCGATATCACCAAAATGGTTGTTGCCGTTGAAGAACACATGTGGTATGTTCCGTTGTTGTAGTTCTTGGTGGAACTGCCAGATGCTGTCATGGGCCTGCTGCCGGCACTCATGCCAGTTTACGTCCAGGATGTATTCACGATATCTCTCGCGATGATCCGTAGGAACATCATCTTCTCCTGATGCTGTGATCTGATAGTATCTACCATCTATCAACCACTCCTGCCTTTCCCAGGTCGACCACTGGATGACCATCATGATCTCACTGGGATCTCGATTCAGCCCGGCCAACCATTGTCTGCTGGTACGCAAAATGCGAACATTGCTGGCTGCTGCTTCTGCGTCACACTTGAAAGTGGCTTTCAGCGTGTCAGCTAGCAATCGTCCCCAACTCACTGCTAGATTGCCAGGATGAGGTGCACGTCCCATGTAGAAAAACTGGCTATCGTCCTCAGCAAAGGCATGAGGATTCACTGCTTCTGCAGCTGCGGCGTGGCTGTCGCCATTGACGTATAGTATCATCTTGGGCTGAGCCTGGGACTGTCGTCGCTGCCCGTGGGTCGGGCTTTGGCCAACAAGGTCTTGGTATCCTCTGCGGCAGCCACACGCTGTCTTAGACCACTGCTGCTAAATGAGTGATCTCGGGCATTGAAGATGATGTCAATATCACGCTTTTCGCACTCGGCTTGGCCACTAAAGTTAGTGCCTTGATATTCTATGCCCAGCACACGGACATCTACTGGTAATATCAGCAGAAGATCTCTCAAGTCTTGCTCTGTTGAGTATACCACTATCTCATCCACATACCTGCAGGCAGCCAACTGTATCTGGCGTTCCACGATGCTCTGTACCGGTGGATTTTTCGTGCCCGGTCGGTCTATGGTAGGGTCAGTCTGCAGGCCAGCGATCAAGTAGTCGCAGTGATTGCGAGCTTCGGCCAGCATGGCGACGTGTCCTGCATGAAACAAATCCCATGAACTAAAAGTAATTCCGATTTTTTTACCTTCTGCTTTCAATTTCTTAATATGATTAAAAATCATCTATTATCTCTTTTGTTAAACATTCAGTTTTGCCACCTATATTAAGGTTAATAGGACGATATAAAAAATTTGTATTTTCTTGTAAAATTTTTTGTTCTAATAAAAAACAATTGTACAAAGTATCTTTCCTAATCCAGAGAACTTTTCCGTGATTGTTTTCAATAAAATTATAAAATCTGTTTTTCATTGAAGTTGTGATCCCAATTTTATAAAATTTTGTATTGTCTGCATCGAGCAATTCTATATAATATAGAAAACCGGGTTTTTGTTTGAGTTCCGGTTTTCTATTAAAAATAGTCTCACAATATTTTCCTGGACCACCGCTGGCTGTACAAATTTTACATCCTGCTCCATTTTTGTGTAGTTCTGGTTTTTGCCAAAATTCTCCATGTTTCGGACAAACCATTTTCATTTTTACACTGTTTCTTTTATAAGTGGTTTCCTCGTAGGTATAATAGTTTTTATTTTTGTCCGGAAATTGATTGAACATTTCTACCCAAGAAAAAGATCTTTTATCCGCTTTACATTTTGGGCATCCATGATTCCAGAGATGATCTGCAGGTGTTTGCCAAAAATCACCATGGACTTTACAGGTAATACAAACTTTTTGTAGCATTTTGACATATTCTACATTTTGATATGAATATCTGTCTTTATGCACATCAATTGCTCGTTGGACAAATTCTTCTTTGGTTAGTTTTTTACTCATAGCAGATTTCCTCTGCTATTATTTACCTCTCGTGCGTGAACTAAGTCAAATGTTATTAGTCACGATACCTCTCTACGACCATTGCCAAGATCTCGGCTCTGCGTATAACGCTGCGGTGATGGATTCATGGCCTGTTCCTGCTCCCAGGTTTCCATGACCACATGGCGGCATACATTCTGGAACCAACGATCCACGATCTCAGCATCCGTGTCATCCTTGTTCATCATGTATCCGGCCTTGACCAGGCGTGCCACGAAATATTCATTCCAGTCCAGTTCAAATGCACCCGCATGCAGATTATCAGGATCCACGTCCATGCTCAGCACATTTACATAAGGTTCCTTTTTCTCTGTGGCCAGATCCTTGGCAGATTTCTTGACTTTGGTTTCGCGTGGTGCTTCTGTTTTCTGTGGTTTCTTTTTGAATCGATCAAATAATCCCATATTACGTTCCCCAGGCATTACGCCATATGTCCACTTGCAGTCGTGGGCTGTAACGCCAACCGCGTGCCAAGGCCAGTCGAGCCACTTCCTGTGTGTTTAAATTATATACCTGCGGTACACCGCCTACAGGCATCAAGTACACTGGTCCACCAAATCCAGCATGGCGATATTCTTCCACTGCACGCTCGGCATGTTCCACATCCTGGCGGGTGGCAACCACGAACTTGAGATAGGTATAGCCAACCATCTCATAACTTTTTACGATAGTGGGATTTATGGCCGACTCCCATGACTCGCCGGAACAGGGTAGTTTGGGACTGACAGAGAATGTGAGCCGATCATAGTCTCTGCCTGTGCGAGTGAATTCATCAAACAAGTAGTCCTTGACTTCAGGATACAGCCACTGGCTACCATTGGTCTCAAAAGTGAGATCACGCAGTCCTTGAGCACGGCATAGTTCTAGCAGTTCAGGATACCTACGTTGGTAGCCTAACAAAGGTTCACCTCCTGTGATCACAAGATGCACTGTGTCGGATCCACAGTCTTGATCCCAGCGGCCATGTGGTATCATGTCATACATCTCTGCCACGATGTCAGTTACATCTGCCTGCTGATTGAATTTTTTAAATTCAGGATAGATCGATGCATAAGTGTCACAACCTGTGGTCACAAGGGGAAGGTCTTCGAACCTCTTGTATTTTTCGGGTTCGGCTCGAACCATTTCAATGATGTCTACCACTTCTGGATTGTGCCCTTTGAAATCATCTGTACGTCCAAACTTCCTACATCGGAAGTTGCACCCATAAGTACGGAAGAACACCGATGGCACGCCAGCCCAGCGTCCTTCACCTTGTAGGCTATAAAATATTTCTGTGTAGGTAATCTTTTCCATTTAGTCTACGTCGCCTTTTAGTGCCCGTTGTTGATCTAATTTTACACGATCACCTAAGTCCAAGTCAATCTTTATTTTAGGTAAAATCACTTGTTTCAACCATTTCCAATGGCATTCGGGCGTGGGATGATCATCGTCCTGATTATATTTGTGAGAAGTCCTAGGATCATTGATTCCAATCTTATAGGATTCAAGATCTTCCTGCATGAAAAGATTATCGAGATCGCGTGACTGTGATCTCATAATATTTTCTGGATTGGGTTTTTTTTCAATTTCGCCTAACAACCATGGAAATGCACTGAAATGCCAATCTTGATAACCTCTTGTTTTGCTGTCTCGATCTATCAAGGTCATAGCATCATACATGGTGGCAAATCTTTCCTCTGCAGTGTAAAATTTTGTGTAGAAATCTTTATTGCATAGCATGGATCCCAACCCCTGCCATTTGTCTTCAGATTGATAATTGAATCGATCAAATCCAGTCCAGCAGATCACTACTACATCATTTTTAGTTACCTCGGTATCGAGCAAGACTCTGGCTATGCGGGCACAATCCATGCCCGATTTTCCAAGTTGCAGATGATGATCAAATGCTGTGGCCAAATAATCAGCCCATGTGGGCCAACAATACTGGGTATAACTGCATCCGGAAGTGATCAGTCTATTCAGTGGCATTGTTTACACGAATGAGTTGACGATTCCTACCATATAGATGATAGTGATCACCAATTGCACAACAAACAGGCTGGTCTTACGCCAAAGCACGGCCTGTATGACCCAACCCACGTTGCTGATCATGAGTATCCAGATGTTGAGTGGATATACATTGAAACTGGTAAGGACCACGCCTGCTATCAGCAGGGCCGTGATCCCCCACTCAAACCAAAACTGCCAGGGTTTCAGTAGCCAGTCAATCACTTCATGTTCCTGGCTTCTTCTCTCCAGGGTGCAAGGCTGACCAAAGGTGTGAGAGCCAAGATTACTGCCAGTTTGAATAGTGTGCTACCCGACACGATGCGTGAAATGGCCTTGTTGATCTCCATGGGATCACCGCCCAGCAAGGGTGGAATGAACACGAACGCGAACAGCACGAATAGTACAGCATCCACAGGCAGGCTCACCAGGTTGCTGACGAAGGTCCTGGTCCATGAACCCCAGTCGCGTTCCCACAGATTCTGATAAACCACGGTGTTGACCCACTGGCTGGCGATGGTAGCGATCTCGCTGCCGATCACAATGCCCAGGCTCATCTTCCACACAGCATCAAAATGCACACTGGGTCTGAATTCTGGTGCAGGGATAAAAGTCATAGCATACATGAACGCCGCGATAAGCAGGTTTAGGACCACGCCGATCAGGATCACCCGTTGTACCACGGCAGCACCGGCCAACTTGTGCAACATGTCTCGCACAACGAAAACCACTGCGAACAGCAAGGCACCAGCTGGTGTGACCACCCAACCAAAGTCCAGGAACTTGGCAGCAGCAAAATCGGCCACGGTCATGGCCATGATCAAGGCAGCACTGAGTCCGATCACCCAGTTCAGTGTTTTTTGATCGAATGTTATGATATCAGGATTTGAAAATCTATCATGCAGTGAGGTGGTGCTCATGTTCTACCTTTCTTTTTATAAGGGTTCTGCTGGTACTAGTGAATACTTCTTCCTCAAGATAGCGTCGAAGTTCTTTGTCAGTGGGTTCAACATTGTAGTTGCGTTTAAAGAATATTTGGTAACTGTCACTGCCGTATTTGCCGATGCCATACAACATTGTAGCATCAACACCGTCCCAAGTCAAGTAATCTTCGGTCATACGCACCAACCTTTTGGTTCTGACATTGACCATGCCCAAGGGCCAGATCACATCTTTTATTTCGGCTTCCGTGGCTTCGAGGAACATTAGAGGCGTGGGCCACTTGTGCATGAACACAGGAAACACGGTTTTCACAGGCTTGCGACCAGTCTGGTTCAGCATGATCACGCCCACCATGTGCTGCCAGGCTTGAATCCATGGAACTAGTCCCGGTAGTTGTTGCTGTACCATGAGATCATCGCGTAGTGGCTGGATCATTGATGTTGCTCTTCGGGATTCCATTTACGCCACCATTCTTCCCAGGGAAATACTATCCACTGCGGATCTTCGAACTTGTTCACATGCTCGGCTGCGTAGTCTACCGCAATCTCATTGTCGCTGCTTTCGTTGTTGTACAGCACAGCTATGCGTACAGAATTGTTCCACACGTCGGACCAACCCGCATCGTCGGGCAAGCATGATCCTTGCCAATCTCGGCGGATCCAGTTGATGGTGGCACCTGAGTCATTGATGTCGTCCACTATGAGTATGCGTCGGCGTTGTCCAGCATCGCATCTGATCCAGGAGTAGTCATTGTCTGTGGCCTGCACGTAACCAAACGCATCTTCGGCCATCCAAGCATTGGTTTCTGTTTCATTATCGCTGCGTAGGCTGACCTTGAGGGCATGCATGGGCACGTCCAGATACTGCGAGATCAAGGTAGCAGGAGTGAGCCCACCACGTGTTATACCTACAATGTAATCGGGACAGAAACCATCTAGATACATCTGGCGGATGATCTCCTGCACCTGTCGTTGTACATCAGTCCAACTCACATAGACTTTTTTCATGCTGCCTTCACGTCTGCGATGTTGTGTGCTATCATGTTCGAGATCCAAGCATAAGTTTGCTCCAACCCGTATTCTAAATTATCTTGTGGTGCCCAACCAATGGTGTCACGGATCAATTGGTTGTGGCTGTTGCGTCCCATCACTCCCAAGGGTCCTGCAACATTGTTTATTTTAACAGATTTTTTTGCTATGGTCGATATCAGTTCAACCAAACCGTTGATGGAGATCATGCGTTCCGATCCCAGATTTAAAGGAAATTCGCAGTCTGAAGCCTGGATACGATGTATGCCTTCGATGCACTCGTCGATGTACAGGAAACTACGTGTTTGCACGCCCGGTCCCCAGACTTCGACGGTTCCTGTGCTTTGGGCCACTTTGCGGCACAGGGCCGCGGGTGCCTTTTCCTTGCCGTTGTTCCAGGATCCCTGCGGTCCAAACACGTTGTGCAGTCTGGCGATCCTGGCACGCAGGCCATGATTACGAGCAAAACTCATGTATAATCTTTCGGAGAAAAGTTTCTCCCAACCATATTCACTATCAGGATTGGCCGGATAGGCCGACTCTTCGCTTAACAATGGATTATCAGGATCTTCTTGATTGTGGCTAGGGTACATGCAGGCCGATGAAGTATAGAACACATTTTTGACACCTTTCTTCACCATCTCTTCTGCGATGTTGAGATTGATCATGGCCGAGTTGTGCATGATATCGGCGTCATTGTCTCCGGTGAAGA